AGCTCCTGCAGAGTTGTACTTAGCGATGAGGAGGTCATAGTTACCAGCGCCGTCTGAGGCGGTCTGGCCCACCACAATGATGTTGTTGGCCGAGTCTATGGCTACGGCATAGCCGACGTCACTTCCTGTTCCGCCTAGAGTCCGGTCCCATTGCAGAGCTCCTGCAGAGTTGTACTTAGCGATGAGAACGTCATAGTTACCAGCGCCGTCTGAGCCAGTCCGGCCCACCACAATGATGTTGTTGGCCGAGTCTATGGCTACGGCAAGGCCGCTGTCACTTCCTGTTCCGCCTAGAGTCCGGTCCCATTGCAGAGCTCCTGCAGAGTTGTACTTAGCGATGAGAACGTCATCGCTGCCAGCGCCGTCTGAGGCGGTCTGGCCCACCACAATGATGTTGTTGGCCGAGTCTATGGCTACGGCATAGCCGACGTCACTTCCTGTTCCGCCTAGAGTCCGGTCCCATTGCAAAGCTCCTGCAGAGTTGTACTTAGCGATGAGGAGGTCATTGCCACCAGCGCCGTCTGAGCCAGTCCGGCCCACCACAATGATGTTGTTGGCCGAGTCTATGGCTACGGCACGGCCACGGTCGCGGCCAGTTCCGCCTAGAAGTGCGATCCAACCAACAACAACCCCGCCGCCAGCAGCCTGTAACAGCTTTGTGCTAATACCGCTCATGCCATTGCATCCCCAGCTTGGAAGCCGTAGTAAGTCGCCCCACCATCAATTGTGAAAAATACAAACACGTCCGTCTCGCCGCTAGCAGGGGCATCAGGAGCTGTTCCACCCGCCCAGTCAACCGCGGCAGTCCAAGTTATTGTGATGGTCGCAGATGGCGTTACTTTAAGTGTAAAGCCATAGGCTGTGCCTGTGGTGGGCGGGTTGCTGAAGATATAAGTCTGCGCCGTCCCCGGTGCATCCGAGAACACATTGCCAGTGGATAGGTCGACGGTCGCGGACGTAATAGTGCCCACGGTCTCGTGGTAGTTCACCCGCAGCAATGGGTCAGGTACCGTTGCGTCTGACCCTGCGGGTCCTGTGTCCCCCTGCGGGCCTGTCGGGCCTGTGGGTCCAATCGTACCGGGATCGCCTTGGATACCCTGTGGGCCTGTCGGGCCTACGGTGCCCTCTGTACCGTCAAGACCGGCTGGACCAGTTGGACCAGTAGGGCCAGCGACTGTAGAGTCAGCGCCTGCGGGGCCAGTATCGCCGGTAGCACCGGTCGGGCCAGTCGGGCCAGCGACTGTAGAGTCCACGCCTGCGGGGCCAGTATCGCCGGTAGCACCGGTCGGGCCGGTAGGGCCAGCGACTGTAGAGTCCGCACCTGTAGGGCCAGTATCGCCGGTATCGCCGGTCGGGCCGGTAGGGCCAGCGACTGTAGAGTCCGCACCTGTAGGGCCAGTATCGCCGGTATCGCCGGTAGCACCGGTCGGGCCGACTACAGTGGAGTCTGCACCAGTAGGGCCAGTAGGGCCAGTAGGGCCGGAGCCGCTTGGGCCAGTCGGACCGACTACAGTGGAGTCTGCACCAGTAGGGCCAGTCGGTCCAACGTCACCGGTCGGGCCGACTACAGTGGAGTCCGCGCCTGTAGCGCCTGTGGGGCCCACTGCACCGGTGGGTCCTGTCGGCCCGACTACAGTAGAGTCAGCACCCTGTGGGCCAGTTGGCCCTGTGGTACCCTCTGTACCGTCAACACCAGCGGGGCCGGTAGGGCCGGTAGGGCCTAAATCACCAATGGGTCCGGTCGGACCACCGGGGGGGCCATCAGCGCCTGTAGGGCCTGTTGGGCCCGCGATACCATCCACACCGTCAATACCTTGCGTGCCTTGTGGCCCTTCGGGTCCGGTTGGGCCGACGCTCACGCTACCTGCATTGATCCACGCCATTAGACACCATCCCAGATATAAAGATTTCCGTCAGCCTCGACGAGGTACGAGTCGTTGATCTCGTTCCCCGTCGCCGGGAGATCGGCAAAGGTTGCTACAGAACCCTTAAATACGATCGACGTGCCCTGCGGGCCGGTCGGGCCAACGATGCCGCCATATGGCAGGCTGAGATACGCTGTCGTGCCGTCGCCGACTTTGAACTGACCAGTGTCTGTCTCCAGCACAAACTCACGGTCCGCGAGGACCGGGTTGAACGAGGTCCAGCGGGCGAGCGTGTCGCCCCTGAAGGACAGCTGGAATACAGATGCACTGATCGTGTTCATGTCTGGGCGCTCCCGAGGTCAATCTTAGCCCCGCCGGTGTAGTTCGTTTCAGCGTTGCCCGCGTCGATCAGCGTCGACAGCACAGGAGCAACACCGACCCAGCGGTCGCCAACAGAATAGTGCATGAGGTTGTCCTCACCCGCAACCACTGCGCCCTTGTACGCCAAAGGGTCCAGCTCGATAGGCGTGGTGTAGACCAAGGACCGGCCGACGGCGCGCTCGCGCCCGGATGCAAACTTTACGCTGCTCATGTAATCACCGTGTATTCTTCGCGTTGGTTGAGGACATAGGACAGATTGGCGATTGCGCCTTGAAAGTTCTCGGTCTTGAGGTCCAAGCGCTCCCCACTGCGCAGGTTCTGCTTGCCAAGCTCAATGACGGCAAAATCGTTCGGCGGGATGTCCATCCGGTTCAGGATCAAAAACTCAACGCCGTCTGCGTCCACGATCCGCGCCGACAGCTGCAGTGTCTCTGTTGCGTTGTTGGTAACCATCAGCGAGGTCAGCAGCGCTACGGCCTCGATAGTACGCTCAGGGTTGGGGCCAACCGCAGGGATTAGGTAGTCCGGCGTCTCCAAGACCGTCGTGTAGAACGACGGGATAACGACGCGGGCTACGTTAAATAGGTTGAGCGGTGGGCGGGGGGTTGTAATCGTAGGCATGTCAGGCTCCTAATGCTTGGATAAGCGGCAGAGTAATGTTCTGCACGCCACGTGAAAACGCCTGCCCATCGACAGTGCCGCGTTCGAAGTCTACCCGCAAGTCATCCCCGAGGTAGGTGTCCCCGAGCTCAGTCGAGAACGTGGCGTATATCCGGCCGCCTTCCAGTTTAAGGTTCGCAAAGGCTGGGTCGACAGCCTCACCCGTGCCACGCTGGGAGAACGGCAGCGAGTTGTAGTTCACCCCCGAGCCGACGTAGCTGAACTGTTGCCCAGTTGCTTCGACCACAGACGGGAACCCCAGTGTAGGTGGCGTCTCGACATTGGTCTTGATGAGCGTAATCAGCGAGTCCAGCATGTCCTCAGCCGGAGAGGTCAGAGCACAGCGTGCGAGGATTCGTGCTTGGATGATCTCCCAGCTGCGCAGGAATATTGGGAGGAGCCCAGCGTCGAAGTGGTACTCAGCGTTCCAGTTGAACAGGCCCTTCACAAAGAACTGCGCCCCGCGGTCTTGCCCAGACCGGAAGTCGTCCGACAGCTGCTTGAGGAGCGTGGCTGCATCCCGGCGCGTCAGCGCCTCGTTCTCAACGCTGAAGTTCTGGACCACAACAAACTCATCCGCGAGGAGCACATACATCTCCTCGATGATCGTAGCCTGTTGCTCAAGGATTGCGTCTGCTGTTGCAACGTAGACGCCGCGCGGCTGCCCGACAGGGTCAGGGATGCGGATCGTGTTGCGGAACCCAGTCGCCACAAGCGCGTAGTCCCCGAAGGTGTTGTTGGAGTTGGCGACCGTAACCTGCCCGCCATCGAGACACCACAGGCCGTAGCGGCTCCAGTTCGTGAACACCGACACAAGCTGCACAAACGCGTTGCGTTTAATCAGGTAGGCGTAGCCGTTCGGGTTGATCCCTGTAAAGCTGTCGACCACCACGGACCGTAGCGGCGAGGAAGGCGCAAGCACAGAGCCGTCGGCCAGCAGGTTACCGCCGCCGCGCGGCATGAGCGGGTTACCCGCTGCACGGTCGATAGGCAGCGTCAGCTGGTCCTGCGTGAAGTTGTGCAGCATAGAGCAGTCAGAGATGTACGGTGAACGGATGATGACCGCACCGGGCTTAAACACAAACGCAAAGCCTTTCGTGGGTGGGTAGTCGTACTCGGGCTGCGTGGCCACGCCGTTTACTTTCCGGTACAGCGTTGCCCCAACGGTAAAGTACTCCAGCTCAGCAACTGCTGCGAGGCCGGAGTCTTCGTTCACGTAATCTGGCGCTGAGTCATGCTGCAATCCGGTAAACGTAAACCCGCGGACTTTGACGCCGCTGTTCAACAGGAACATGTTGTTCTGTGCCAAACCATTGGGCAGCGACAGCTTCGTTGCACGTAGGTCGTACCCGTACAGCAGGCAGTTCACAGGGACTTCTGTGTCCGGCTGAACCGTATACTCACCGGGGTAAACAATCACACCACACGGGACTTCGAGCGCCGCGGCTTTTGCAAGCGCCGCGCCAATAGTCGCCAATGAGGCGCCGAGGCTAGTCCCCGTGTTTGCATCGCTGCCGCCCATCGTCACGTAGAAAGTGCGCTCTACAGTGTACGAATCAGCAACGCCAGCCCCAGCAGGGATCATACCTGCAGGCCACTGGAAATCGGAAGGGATTACGATTTCATCCGCTGAGACAACCAGCGGCGTAGGTAGCGCCGTCGGCGCCAAGCTCAGCGTATCTAGGTCTGTCTCGTGGCCGGCCCCGTAGGACCTATACCACGCGATGCCGTAGCGCGCGGACTGCGGAATGTAAACGTCGTAAACTTCGCCGCCCGGAAACCCGAGCGAATACGAGAACTCTCGCCGTAGCGAGCTTACCAGCAACGTGTTGTCTGAATGGACAACCGTCTCGCCGATCTTGTTGTTGAAGCCGTTGTACCAGTCGATACCCGCGGTAAGGCCGTCGTTAGCAGGATCGCCGCTGTCCGTGAACCGTTGATACCCGAGGCGTAGTGTGTACGTCTGGCCGAGCTCAAGCGGGACAGAGTACTGCATGTACGCAGTCCCCATACCAGCGAACCGGTAGACTTTTCCGTTCAGGCCGGTGGCGAGCGCGCCGCCCGTCAGGGTAAAATAATCAGGGGCATCACCGGGGCGATGCTCACGGAACAACGCGGTTGTGCTAGTCAGGTTTCCCACGGTCACGCGCAGCTCGACAAGGCTGCCCGGGCCAAACGCTTGCGGGATCGTCTCCTCGGCGCCGCGCACAACAGTCAGCACATCGCCGGCCCGCGCTGTAACGTCCACGATCTCAAAGGTATTATCTGTTGACACGATGGTGGTAAAGAAACTTTCGCCCGCGCTCAGCACAGGGAACGCAGCACCAGTACCCGCAGCCAGTGTGACCTGCGTGTCCGTGTCGGTGATAGCGACAGCGAGAAACCCGCGCGCGTTGTTCTTCAGTTTAACCGCCATTAACAGACTCCGTCATCATACGAAGGGCCGCATCTGAACTGCCATAGTCCCACGCATGTTGCCCAGATTAGCACGTGCCCTGCGCTCTGTCACGTGTGAAAGGTACTGCTTGGCGTGGTAGGAGGCCAGCTCTCGGTCACCCCACGCTTCGTTTGGTAATACCAGAAGTTCCTGCAAAGCACCATGGAACAATACGTCTTCGATCTCATCAAATAGATATTGTGGCATACCGTCGGCAGTTCGCTTTGGCTTCAGAGCGTACACCAGCCGCAGCCGGTACGTATCGTCGTCGTCCGGAAGGGGTAGCAGGATGTACTGGTCTGGAGTTAGCTGCGTCATTGCACGTGGCTCTGACGCCCCATCCAGTGCCGCCTCAGGCATCTGGAACACCGCCCCAGCGTTGAGGCCCTGCTCGTTGTAACCCGCCTCGTTGAGCGCTCCTGAGCCAGCCCATAGCTCCTCGTACGGCACACCTGCGTACAGGTCGGCCCACTGCGGGTATTTGTGCAGGGCTTGCTCCAGTGTCAGCCGCTCCAGCGGGCTGTCATTGATGGTTGCTTCGAACACAACATGGACGTCGGTGTTCTGTGGCTTGCGGTAAAAGTACTCGTGCACACCCGGGCTCACGATTGCCGTAGGCTCAGCGTGCCGCCAGAACAGCGTGCGCTCGCAAGACCGGATCGCAGTGTTGCGGATCGCCTGCTCCATGAGCGGCTGCGGGCACCCCGGTACACTGGAGTTAATCCGCGGGATGAGTGAGCTGAACGCGCGATCTGCCATTACACCACCTGTTTCGGGTCTAGGCTGCCCGCGTCTGTGTCAGTCAGCTGCTGGGTTTTCATGTCAGCGATGAGGTCTTGGACGAACGCATCGTTGAAAAGTTTCGCCCGCCCAGAGTTCACGTGCTCGTCGTCAATCGACTGGGTCAGGTACACGATGCCGTTTATAAGCGTCGGCATGTACGCATCGCCGGGCACAGTGATCGTGTCCCCCAACGCATACGGCGCAGGTGTCTCAGAATACTCGGCAACCAGAACGGTGCCGCTCTGGGGCGCCGGGTACAGGAAGAACAGACCGGGGTTCCGGACATGCCGAACGTAGTTCACAGGTACCCCCGCGGACGACGAGCGCCACATCGGGGCTGTCTGGTCGAGTGCGTCCTTGTTCACCTCGGTGATTACCCCGCCGCCCTGCACGTTGTAGATTTCTACAAGGCGAATAGCAGTGGTAGGTATGCGCTGTATCACAGTGCCAGCGACAGTCGGGATTTCCCCGATCACAGTGAACAAGTCTGGCCGAATCGTGGCCATCCGTCGTACGGTCTGATTGAGGAAACGCAGCAGCACCGCATCGGAGTACCGATACGGCGCGCGAGTATCCTGCACCAGCGTGCGGACTTCGGTTATGACCTCAGCAACTGTCATTCAGGCAGGTCCCTTGACGCGTCGGCTTCTATCTCGGGCGAAGTATACTTCGGTTCTTCCGGGATGTCATCTGTCGAAATATCAAGACCCGTTGCGCGCTTAGCGCGTGTCTTCTTGACGAGCTCCTTAGGCACCGAACGCTCGGGGAACGCTTCTTCCTCGGTGACTTCAAAGAGCTTTGGGTTCCGTGACAGGTCTGGGGTCCATCCGAAGATGTACCCATCGTCTGCGTGCTTGAGCCAACGCTGTGTCATTTTTTGGTCCTTTTCCCTGAGGGTTTTACTGGCCAGCTCTTTCGCTCTGGTCCGGTCTTCTTGGTAGACATACTACGTTTCTCCGCAGCAGTCATCTTGCTTGCTGCTTTCTGCGGTCTGCAGGCTGGGTACGAGCGACTGGACTTCTCAGACCCGGAACGGCCGCAGGGCTTGCCGGTCTTCACGTCGACCCACTTCTCCCCGAACCATTTGCCGAGGCCGCCCTTGCTCATTTCTTCACCCGGTTGTCTGGGCCTTTCCAACCGCCGCCGCGTTTCTTGTACTCCTTGGAGGCCCACGCATTAGCGTACGCGCTCGGGTACACATCGAACTTCTTCTTGGCCTGCGCCTTGACGCTCGACCAAAGCGATGGGTTGGTCGGCTTGGGGGAACCTTTGTCTGCCATCAGCACTTCCACGCTCTGAGGGATTTATTGATCCGGCTGTTCGGGTCGTTGGCGGTCTTGGCAGAGGTGAGCTTTTTCTTCATGCCCTCCATCCGCGCGCAGAACGACTTCTTACGCGAGCCGCCCTCAGGCTGCGGGGCCTTGAGTCCCGGCTTACCCGGGTTGGCCTTGTTGTAGGACGCGCGCCCCTTGGCGTTCAGGCCCCCCTTCGGGTCCTTGCCTTCCTTGCGGGTCCA